GAGGGGCTAAAATTTCTTAGCTCCTCTATACTTATTAAAAGTTTGAAAGGAGACTATTACTATGTTAAAAAAAACAATGACATTTAAAGATTACGACGGTCTAGACAGAACCGAGGATTTTTATTTCAATCTTTCACAAGCCGAAGTTTTGGAAATGGAAATGGGAATTACTGGAGGTCTTGCGGAAATGATTAAAAAAATCATATCTACATCAGACGTTCCTAAAATAGTGGCCGTTTTTAAAGACCTTATTGTTAAATCATATGGTGAAAGAGATCCAAACGGAAAAAGATTTATTAAATCTCCGGAACTTACTCTAGCTTTCTGCCAAACAGAAGCTTATTCCGATTTGTTTATGGAATTGAGCACTCAAGATGAAAAAGCAGCAGAGTTTGTTAATGGTATTATACCAGCGCCTAAGCAAGAATCATCACATATGTCTGTCGCACCTGCGGCACAATAAAATAAAGAGAGGAACAAGGGAATGTTTGATATAAATATACCGGCTATGGAACTTTGGGATGAAGCAAATGAAGAATTTATTCTAAAACAAGGCCACACACTAAAAATAGAGCACTCCCTTGTTTCCGTATCAAAATGGGAAGCTAAGTGGCGTAAACCCTTTCTTGATAAACAAAAAAAAACGTATGAAGAAACCGTGGACTATATTGTTTGTATGACTATAACTCAAAATGTTAAACCAGAGGTATACGACTCACTTACACATAAAAATATTAGAGACGTAAATAAATATATCGACTCTCCCCAACATGCAACATGGTTTGCTCCCGATAAAAAAGGTAAAAAAAGTAGTGAAAGCGTAACTGCTGAACTTATTTACTATTGGATGATAGCTCTATCAATTCCTTTTGAATGTCAAAAATGGCACCTGAATAAACTCTTAGCTCTTGTTAGAGTTTGCGAAATTAAGAGCGAAACTCCTAAAAAGATGGACAAAAAACAAACGCTAAGCAGAAATATAGCTTTGAACGAAGCTAGGCGTAAAGCTATGAACTCTAAAGGTTAAAAATAATGAATTATAAAAGGTGGTTTTTATGATTAAAGTTACACAAAAAGGTGATTTTTCAAAAACTTTAAGTTTTATGGATAAAGCATTAAAAGTAATAAACAAGAATGACTTTGAAAAATATGGAAAAGAAGGAGTAGCCGCTTTATCCGCAGCAACGCCTAAAGATTCCGGAATAACAGCTAATTCTTGGTCCTATGAAATAACGCAAACAAAAACAAGCATTAAAATTACCTTTTATAATTCTAACATAGAAAATGGCGCCCTTGTAGCGATACTATTACAACATGGACATGGTACCAGAAATGGTGGATACGTGCAAGGGCGAGATTATATAAACACAGCAATACAACCTATTTTTGATAGGTTAAAAGATACAGCATGGAAGGAGGTTACTAATTTATGAGCGATTCAGTCGACAAACGCGTTGTGGAACTGGAATTTAACAACAAACGATTTGAACAAAATGTTAAGACCAGTCAAAAAACAATTTCGGATTTAAAAAATAGCCTCGATATGAGCGAGACATCGAAAAGTTTAGACGGTCTTAGTGCGTCAGCAAGCAGAGTATCTTTTGGCGGCCTAACTAAAGGCTTAGAAACGGTGCATGCTAAGTTTTCAGCATTACAAGTTGTTGCAGTAACCGCACTTGCAAACATCACAAACTCGGCACTTATTGCTGGAAAACGAATAGTATCATCTTTTACGCTTGATCCTATAAAAGATGGTTTTAGTGAGTATGAAACCCAAATTGGTTCAATCCAAACAATACTAGCAAACACTTCAATGGAAGGTACTAAGTTAAAAGACGTTAACGCAGCCTTAAATGAACTTAATACATATTCAGATAAAACAATTTATAATTTTACAGAAATGACTCGTAATATTGGTACTTTTACCGCTGCTGGAGTAGGCCTAAAAAAATCAGTAGCTTCAATTAAAGGTATTGCTAATTTAGCAGCAGTTTCAGGATCAACTTCTGAACAGGCAAGCTCAGCAATGTATCAATTATCACAAGCAATAGCGAGTGGGTCGGTAAAACTCCAAGATTGGAACTCGGTTGTTAATGCGGGCATGGGCGGAAAGATGTTCCAAAATGCTTTAATTAGAACTGCCACGGTTCACGGAACAAATGTTGATAAAATTATAAAGAAAAATGGCTCATTTAGAGAATCACTTACAAAAAGTCAATGGCTTACTACGGACGTTCTTACAGAAACACTCGCTACATTTACAGGTGACCTATCGGCAGAACAATTACGAGCTAAAGGTTACTCGGAAAAACAAGTCAAAGAAATTATCAAAATGGCTAAAACGGCTAACGATGCTGCGACTAAAGTAAAAACGTTTAGTCAATTGTTGCAGACGTTAAAAGAAGCCTTAGGTTCTGGCTGGGCTAAAACTTGGCAACTTTTGTTTGGTAATTTTAATGAAGCTAAAAAATTATTTACTAATGTTTCTGACTCTATCTCCCCTCTAATACAAGCTTCTGCTTATGCTAGAAATAGTATGTTAAACGATTGGAAAAAACTTGGAGGAAGAGCCGATTTAATCGAAGGAATACAAAATGTATTTACAGGGTTAATGAATACAATGAAACCCATACGCCAAGCGTTCAATGATATTTTACCTGCTACAACAGGAAAGCAGCTATTTAATCTAACAAAAATGTTTAAAGAGTTCAGCGCAAAACTAATTCCTAGCGCTGATACAGCTGATAAATTACGTAGAACTTTTAAGGGATTATTTGCGCTTGTGGATATTGCGTTTCAACCAATAAAAGCTCTAGCTGGTGGAATCGGTGCTTTATTAGGACCAATGTCCTCTATGGGCGGAGGCATATTATCTTTTACTGCTGGGATGGGTGACTTTATAGTAAAAGTAGACGACGCCATAAAAAGATCTGGAATATTTAAAACAGCTGTAAGTGGGATTACAAGTGTATTAATACCGGTGATAATTGGCGTTCAAACATTTGCAAGTACTATTATAAAAGCCTTTAAAATCCTTGCAGAAGCGACAGGCAAAGATCTTGATAAATTCTCAGACAGAGTTAGTCTTAGATTTGCCCCTTTAACGGCACTTGGTAATCTAGTAAAATCAAGTTTTAAAGTAATGGCTAATATTATTACGAAGACCTTTCCAATATTTTCTAAATTAGGTTCTATATTTGGAGACGCTTTTGGCAAACTTCAAGAAGGAATTTCAAACATTATACAAGGAGGAGACTTCCGCACAGCTTTTGATATACTCAATGGCGGCTTATTTGCGGGAATACTTATCGGCGTTAATAAATTTATATTCTCCTTATCAAAAATTACTAAAAATGGCGCAGGCGCAATGAAGTCTTTAACTGGTATATTAGACGGTGTTAAAGGAAGTCTCGAAGCATATCAACAATCAATCAAAGCAAAGACGCTCTTAACGATTGCGATTGCGATGGGCATTTTAACAGCCTCTATTGTAGCTTTAACTTTAGTTGACTCTAAAAAGCTGACAATAGCACTAGCGGCTATGGCAGGAATGTTTACCGAATTATTTGGTTCGATGGCTGTATTTGATAAGATATCAGGAAGCGGTGGTTTTAGAGGAATTGTAAAAGTAACAGGCGCAATGATATTATTATCTACTGCGATTCTTATATTAACCAAAGCGGTTACCAACCTCGCTAAATTAAATTGGAACGAACTAGCTAAAGGCCTAACTGGCGTTGGTGTTTTATTAGGAATGCTAATTGGATTTCTATGGGTTCTCCCTAACGAAAAAACTGTAACTGGAAAAGCTGTAGGTATTACCATATTTGCAGTCGCTATTAACATACTTGCTAAGGCGGTAAAAAGTTTATCAACATTAAGTTGGGAAGACTTATCTAAAGGTTTAGCAGGTGTAGCGACGATGTTAGGAATGCTAATAGGTTTTTTATGGGCACTTCCTAATGAAAAAACAATAATGGCTAAAGCAGTTGGCATTACCATATTTGCCGTAGCTATAAATATACTTGCAAAGGCTGTAACTTCATTTTCGGGGATGTCCTGGGAAAACCTAGCAAAAGGTTTAGCTGGCGTAGCAGTTAGTTTAGGTCTAATAATTGGATTCCTATGGGCTCTCCCTAACGAAAAGACAATTGTAGCAAAAGCTATTGGTATTACAATTCTAAGTTCTGCAATGCTTATAATGGCTAAAGCAATTTCCGATATGGGTGGTCTATCATGGGAAGAAGTAATTAAAGGTCTTTCTAGTATGGCTATTGCATTAGGACTCGTTATTGGAACCATGTGGGCGCTTCCTAAAGATATAAAAACTAAGGCACTTAGTTTAGCTATTGTAGCAGGTGCGATCCTTATTCTCTCACAAGCACTACAAGCCATGGGTGGAATGTCAATAGAAGCAGTTGTTAAAAGCTTAATTGCTCTATCCGGAACGATGCTTATCCTTACAATAGCACTAACGGCAATGCAAAGTTCAGTAGCG